GTACTGTAACTAGTCAAGGTGCTTTGACCGTAACCGCAGGCGGCGCAGGTACAGTCGCTACGGGACAATTTGTAACTGAGCTGCAAATTAACTAGGAAACTAGGTGATGAAAAGGCTTATAACTATATTAGTGTTGTTAGGTAGTGCTGGTGCTGCAAGAGCAGTGCCAGTGGTCCCCAACTTCCAGCAGGGCTCGATGACGAGCCACACCGAGACTGAATCTACAGTCACGGAGACAATAAATTCAATTGATTATAGGACAGGATGGGAATACTCAGTGACTGGGGTAGGCGTTTCAAACAATGGAGAAGCCCTCAACCCCAACGTGAATACATCAACGGTGACAGTATCACCAACAGTAGGATCAGGAGACGCAGCCCTAACAGGTACAGTGACTTCATCCTTCGACAACTTGGACTTCAACAACCAAACTCAGTTTACGATAACGACTCCAGGAGAGGCGTTTCAATTCGTACAGAGTTACCAAGGACCAGGGATGACCAACCAAACCATAATACAGAGAGTAACCAGTATACAAAGCGTCACAGATACTACAAGCACCTTTACGCAATAGCAACTTTAAGTAGTCTTTTAACACCAAACGTCGCACTAGCACAGGGTGTTGGTGGAGTAAGTGCTACTGCTAATCCTATAGCCAACTCTTCTGGCTCAGTCACGAACCAGGCAATACAAGTTTTACAAGGTCCATACATAACTAACACCTATGGTGGTGGAGTACAGTGTCAAGGTAGTACAGTAAACATCACTCCATATGTTACAGGAGGTATGGCATTTAAGCGACCATATGAGGCTTACTATGACGAGCCAGTGTATGACGTTCATGATGCTGACGATGATGGTCAAATAGACAATCCAGGAAATATTTTATATTACATGCCCACAAGAACTAATCAATCTGATAGTTATAACGTATCACTAGGACTCTCTGCTACATGGTCACGTCCATTAGATAAGAAGTTACAAGATCAATGTAAGGAAGCAGCACAGGCAAGTATCAATCAAATGGTGCAGTTGACTGCCAACAAAAGATTAGACTTTGAATTAGCAAGACTTAAGAACTGTGGTGAACTTAAAAAATCTGGTATAATGTTCCATCCAAAATCACCATACTATAGTGTATGTGCTGATGTTGTATTAGTACAACCTGCTGGTGTAGTCGTTCCTCATATGCATAGTCTTGGTACTAATGAAACTAAAGTAGAACCACCTAAAGAAGAAATTAAAACAGAAGTTAAAGCAAACGGTACTGCAGACGACTTAGGAACATTCTCTATTGGTAATGTTAAAGACTAATGAGTATACCTAAAATTGGAGTTAATCAAATAGGTTCTCAAAATATTTGGGATGTTCGAGTTGCTGATACCTATACTGAAAATATTCCAAATGTTTATGTTCCAGCCTGGATGTATACACAACCTAGTGTTGATAATATGATTCCACCAGTAGTTGTTAATATTGGTAATCCTATTGTCAATATACCTGGTTGTGTAGAAGCACATAAGGATAATAAAAAACATAAGAATAATATACCAATTGATAAAGATCTAGTAAAGAATGATCCTGATGAAGTAATGACTCTTTGTGATGCTGGATACCCTTCATATGATGCAATGAATTATGAACCTGATCAATTAATAATTACAACACAAACAGAAGCACCTCCTGTTGCACCACCACCAGAACCAGATCTTAATACACCAGAGACCCCAAGTATTCCCAAGGCAGGTGATGAAAAACCTGATTGTCCTGGTCCAACATCTCTACGTATTGGTGCTGTTGGACCTAGTGAAAAGGAAAAAGTAATAGGTCATGAATTACAAAAGACACAACAAGGAACATGGATATGTGTAGAATTGTATGAAGATATTAATATAGTAGAACAGTATCTACCCTCCGCACAGGTTGCAATGACTACTGCATCTATTGCAGGAGTGGCTGGTGCATCTGCTCTATTAGCAAAACCCCTAGCAGATTTACTACTAAGGGTTTTTAAACCTGCAATCAAACAGATATTAGGTAAAGTTAATAAAGCACTTGGTAAGACTCCTTATAAACCCACTCAATCTGAATTAAAAACAAATGAGTATCGGGTGAAGAAAGGTTTAGTTGGAATTAACTTTGCTAAAGATCATGCTAAAAGAATAAAGAGTGAAAATAAAAGAGAGAAGGAACAACAAAAAAGATTAAAGAATTACAAAAAGAAATAATTACTTATCATTCCAACCACCTGCTTTAACCCAGTTATTATGGTGTGGGTTATCCCAGTTGTCACCAATTTCATAACTAGGCATGATTGCTTCTTGGATGTATCTACGATTTTCTTTTATCATCTGTAGTTGTGATGTATAATCTTCAGTCTCAAGACTAGTTACTCTAGAATCTAACTGTGCAGCAAACCAAATAGCACCACCCAATTGTGCTGCTAAGAATGTAAGTACTGGTATTGGAATGTTTTTCATTTTGGAACCTCTTGGCGATAATCTCCTGGTGTTGTACTTCTAACGACACCACCTGTTGATTTAGGTAACATGTCTGCTAGAGCACTACGAACTTCTTCTCTTACTATGAGTTGAAGTTCTGTTTGTTTTGCTTTAATTCTTTTCTCAGGTCCACCAGTTGCCTGATCAACAGCATAATTACCACCCATAAAAGTGCCACCACCTATTACAGCGACGGCAGTTCCAGTACTGGTAATCTTTTGTAAGTCCATTATTCTGCTAATGTTCCAAAGGATCTACGTATCTCACGTAATTTCTCAAGGTTCATATCCTTGGTTCCACCATCGTAAGCATGAGCATACCCTTCAGTAATCATCTGCTCATTCAATGAAACAGTATCCTCGTTAATATAGAGCCAACCAAGAAGCCTGCCATACTTCCCAGTGCCACCCACAAGTTCTGTTCTAACAGTAAGTTCATCTCCATCACCTGCAATAGTATCTTCAAGTTTTTTCTTCAACCAATTAGTAGCATCTATTCCCAATGCTTTCTCTTCGAGGTTTCTTGTTCTCTTTTCTGGCGTATCAACTCCTGCAACTCTAACTCTTTCTTTCTTGAATAAGTCAAACCCAAGATCAATGGTGACATCAATAGTATCGCCGTCAAGAACACGGTTAATCTCCGTTACTCGGAAGTTGTAGCAACTCTTCCTGCTCGGTGGGGTCATCGCTCCCATTGTTGTCCTCCATATCTTCTAAAGCACTATTTAGCATTTCATCTATCGACATTCTATCTTGTTGCGATTCCCAATCTCTTATCTTATCTATCCATTCACCCGTAGGAAATGAATGACCCATGTGTGCTACATCAAATGGATCATCATCTCTTGTATCAAATAATGTTACAGTATGACCTTTATGAAAAACATCTGGATCAAGATTATCCTCAAAAGCTTGATCTGTTATATTAGGTTTTGGTAGTGGTGGACAATCAAGTGACAGACAAACAACATCAGGTGGTGGACAATAAGTAGGTTCACCATCTAAACGAGGACTACATGCTTCTGCTGATGGTGCAAAATATCCAGCACCAATAAAAGCAACCGCTATCGATCCCAAGAGACCTATAGCGGCTACTACTTTCTCATTAGCACGAACTCTTTCAGTGAGTTCCTTCTGCTTGTCCAACAATCTCTGTACTTGAGATTCCAATACTGCTATCTTCACTTTGCTCATTTGGATACCAAGTATCATACATGAATATGTAGTAAATTACAATTCCCACTGCAACCAGAAGGATAGCAATCATTATATTAACTGAATGTACTACTTCAGACATATGCTTCAGCAGCAAGTCTGAATGATAGACCTAGAGATACACCCATAATAGTAAGTCTACTCATCCACCACATAATCTCATGCTTATGTTTGTTTATTCTACTCATGATTAATGTCCCATTGGGATACCTGAGGCCATCATTCGTGAAATGTTATCAACCTCTTCACTACAACAATAATCAACAAAATGAGGATGCTCCTGTAGATAGGGAACATCCTCTTTAGAGTGTTGTATTGCTTCGTATGAATCTGTAGCGTACTCGCAGATTTCAAAATGATGTAATTCTGTGTCGTGATATCCGACAGTGTAATGCTTTTGTTGCGTTAGGGGCATGATTTTTCAATCCCATACTGCATGTATTTATAGCATAGATTGAGTATTTTTGCTTAGTTCAGTGTGGACTCCCTGACACTGTTAGAGAACCTGGATAACTCCTTTAACTTCTGGTATCTCCATCTTTAATTTCTTTTGTATACCATCTCTTAAAGTTATGGTACTCATAGCACATGAAGCACATGCACCACCAAGTCTTACCTTAACCCATCCATCTACTTGCTCAACATATTCCAACCACCCACCATCTGCTTCGATGTATGGTAGCAGTTCTTCAAGAACTGTTATTATATTTTCGTCGTTAAGTTCCATTACTTCTCAGCAGCGTATAGTGCAAATGTAGAAGTTGTTATGACAGTCATCATGTTAGCAATATGTTGTTTAACATCAGCGTCACATAATTTACCAGGCATAAAGCAACCAAATATGGTTGCTCCTACTATTGCTAACTGAAAAAAGATAACAAACTGTATAAGGTTGATAACCCTATTCTTACTATCTAAAGAAGGATTGCTCCTATTACGAATCCTTTTGCGAATGCCAAACATAACATTTGATAGTCCGTTAAATTGAATTTATCTTGAATCTTTTTAGCCCACTTCTTATCCCAATCTTTTATTTTGGTAAGAGTGGTTCCTAAGTTAATATTCCACATTATATTAAACTGTTGGAGGATTCTTCTTCTTTGGTTCTGGAGCTGCCTGTGTAGTTAAATTAAGAGGTGCTTGTTCAATTCTGATTGTTTGAGCAGGTGCAGTTTGTGATGCCTTCTCAATTAACATCTCCATATCAGACTTAGATATTGAAGGTGCAGGAGGTTTTCCACCATTACCATTCTGCTTACTCTTAGCAGTTTGAACTCCGAATGTAGCTAAAACTCC